TTCAGCCAGGCGGACGCAGAGAACTATTCCGCCATGGAGCTGGCCGAGCTGACCCAGGCGCAGTTTGAATCGGTCGGGCAGGACTGCCAGCTTATCGGCGGCGAGGTGGTAAAAGGGCCGCCTATGGTGTCTGAACTCAGCACGCAGGCGAAGCAGGCCATCCTTGCCGCCCGTCTGCGCGAGGCAACGCAAAAAGTGCAGATGCTGCAGGATGCGGTTGATCTGGATATGGCAACGGATGAGGAAAAGGCGCAGCTGACGGCGTGGAAGAAATACCGCGTCCTGCTGAGCCGTGCGGATGCGGAAGCGCAGTCGCCGGAAGAGTGGCCGCAGCCCCCGATGTGACAGGATGAGCGCCCGCCGGGGCGCTTTTTTTTCGCTGTTCCTTGTGTGATTTTCCACACAATGCCCGCAGGGTGCGCCCGCGCCCGCCACCTTTCACCATAGCGGAACCCCTTTACAGGAGAACCGCCACATGGCTCAGGATTATCACCACGGCGTGCGCGTTGAGGAAATCAACGAGGGCACCCGAACTATCACCACCGTCAGCACGGCAATCGTCGGCCTGGTCTGCACCGGCGACGATGCCGACGCGGCAACCTTTCCGCTCAACCGCCCGGTGCTGCTGACCGACGTGCTCACTGCCAGCGGCAAGGCGGGCGAATCCGGCACGCTGGCCCGCTCGCTGGACGCCATCGCCGACCAGTCCAAACCTGTTACCGTCGTTGTGCGCGTGCCGCAGGGCGAAACCGAGGCGGAAACCACCGCTAACATCATCGGCGGCGTAACCGACGGCCAGCGCACCGGCATGAAGGCGCTGCTGGCCGCGCAGGCCGTTTGTGGCGTCAAGCCGCGCATTCTCGGCGTGCCGGGACATGACACGCAGGCCGTTGCGACCGAGCTGCTGAGCGTGGCGCAGAGCCTGCGCGGCTTTGCCTACCTGTCGGCCTACGGCTGCAAAAGCGCAGAGGAGGCCATCGCCTACCGCGCCAACTTCAGCCAGCGCGAAGGGATGCTTATCTGGCCTGACTTCATCAACTTTGACACCGTGCTGAAAGCGGATGCGACGGCCTACGCCACCGCCCGCGCGCTCGGCCTGCGCGCCAAAATCGACGAGCAGACCGGCTGGCACAAGTCCCTGTCAAACGTCGGGGTGAACGGCGTCACCGGCATTTCCAAAGACGTCTTCTGGGACCTGCAGGATCCGGCGACGGACGCGGGCCTGCTGAACCAGAACGACGTCACCACGCTGATCCGCAAAGACGGCTTCCGCTTCTGGGGTTCCCGCTGCCTGAGCGACGACGCGCTGTTTCCGTTTGAGTGTTACACCCGCACCGCGCAGGTGCTGATGGACACCATGGCCGAGGCGCAGATGTGGTCCGTTGACGGCCCGCTGAACCCGTCGCTGGCCCGCGACATCATCGAGAGCATCCGAGCGAAGCTGCGCAGCCTGGTGAATCAGGGCTACCTCATCGGGGCGGACTGCTGGCTGGATGAAAGCGTGAACGACAAGGACACGCTGAAGGCGGGCAAGCTGATCATTGACTACGACTACACGCCGGTGCCACCGCTGGAAAACTTGCTGCTGCGCCAGCGCATCACCGACCAGTACCTGGTCGATTTCAGCAGCCGCGTGAGCGCATAAGGAGACTGAAACATGGCATTACCCCGCAAGCTAAAGCACCTGAACGTGTTTAACGCAGGCAACAACTGGCAGGGGCTGGTTGAGTCCATCACCCTGCCAAAAGTCACCCGCAAGTTTGAGAAGTACCGCGGCGGCGGCATGGCCGGTGCAGTAGACATCGACATGGGCCTGGACGACGGCGCGCTGGATACGGAGTTCACTGTAGGCGGCACTGAGGCGCTGCTGTTCAAGCAGCTGGGCACCGCCACCGTGGACGGCGTGCAGCTTCGCTTTACCGGATCTATCCAGCGCGATGACACTGGCGAAATTCAGGCGGTCGAGCTGGTCACGCGCGGCCGCTACAAAGAGCTGGATTCCGGCGAGTGGAAGACCGGCGATTCAAGCACCACCAAGGTGTCCGCGACAAACAGCTACGCCAAACTGACCATTAACGGGGAAGTGGTTTACGAGATTGACCTCGTAAACATGATCCACATTGTGGACGGCACCGACCTGATGGAAGCGCACCGTAACGCGCTCGGCCTCTGAGCCTCTGATAAGCCCGGCAGGGGCAGCCCTGCCGCTCTGAAACGTATAAACGGAAAATAATCATGACCGACAAAACTACCGAAAAAGCTGTTGAGCTGGACACCCCCATTCTGCGCGGCAAAACCGAAGTTACCAGCGTGACCGTGCGCAAGCCGCAGGCCGGGGCGCTGCGCGGCATCCGCCTGCAGGCGCTGATGGACATGGACGTGAATGCGATGATGGCCGTGCTGCCGCGCGTCACGAACCCGGCACTGACCGTGCAGGAAATTAACGAAATGGACCCCGCCGATCTGCTGTCCCTGTCGGTCGAGGTGATCACTTTTTTGTTGCCGAAGTCGGCGCTGTCAGCTTTCCCGACAGCCTGACGGTAGAAGATCTGGTAGCGGACATCGCTACCGTTTTTCACTGGCCGCCGCCGGTGATGTACGCGGAGTCTCTGACGGACGTGCTTGAGTGGCGGCATAAAGCGATGCAGCGTAGCGGAGCCGGTGACGATGAGTGACACAAACCTGCGGCTGCAGGTGGTATTAAGCGCGGTTGATAAAATCACGCGCCCCTTTCGCAGCGCGCGCGACGGCTCTAAGGAGCTGTCGGCTGCGCTGAAGGCCAGCAAAGACGGCCTGAAATCCCTGAACGAGCAGGCGGGCCGCATTGACGGTTTCCGCAAAACCCGCTCACAGCTTGCCGTTACCGCCAACAACCTGAAGGCCGCCCGCGAGGAAGCGGCGCGCCTTGCCGTGCAGTTTACCGAAACGAACAGGCCCACTGCGCAGCAGGCTAGGCTGCTTGAGCAGGCAAAGAACCGCGCCAGCCAGCTGCAGCAGACCTACAACGGCCTGCGCCTGTCGGTGCAGCGCCAGCGTGAGGCGCTGAACGCGGCGGGTATTGACACAAAGCAGCTGAGCGAGGCGCAGCGCCGGCTAAAAACGGACGCGCAGGCGGCAACCGGGGCCATTGAGCGCCAGCAGGCAGAGCTGCGCAAGCTCGGCGAGCGCCAGCAGAAGATACGCGACATCCAGGCACGGCATGAAAAGCTGACCGAGACGCGTAATAAGCTGGCCGGTAACGGCGCGGGCATGGTGGCAACCGGCGTTGCTACCGGCGCGACCCTAATGGCCCCGGTGCGCGCCTATGCGGATTCGGAGAACGCCGCGACCCAGCTGGCCGCCTCCATGATGGGACCGGGCGCTAAGGTGCTGCGGGAGTATGAAAAAATCAACAGGCTGGCAGTGAGCCTGGGCGACAAGCTGCCCGGCACCACGGCGGACTTTCAGAACATGATGACCATGCTTCGCCGCCAGGGCATGAGCGCGCAGGCTATCCTGGGCGGGCTGGGTGAGGCTACGGCCTATCTCGGCGTACAGCTGCAGATGGCCCCGACCGACGCGGCGGAGTTTGCGGCGAAGCTGCAGGACGCCACGCAGACCAGCGAAAAGGACATGATGGCGCTCACCGACATCATTCAGAAGGGATTTTANGCGGGCGTGGATTCGGNAAACATGCTGCAGGGATTCTCCAAAATCGGCAGCGCCATGGACATCATTCACCAGAAAGGACTCACTGCTGCGAAAACCTTTGCGCCACTGCTGGTTATGGCCGATCAGGCCAGCATGCCCGGCGAGTCGGCGGGCAACGCCTACCGCAAGATTTTTCAGGCAACGCTCAATAATAAAAAAATTGGTGACGCGAATGATGTATTGGCTGGTACAGGGATAAAGCTGAACTTCCAGAACAAAAAGGGGCAGTTTGCCGGGCTGGAAAATTTGTATGCGCAGCTGGCGAAGCTGAAAAAAATCACCAGCGACAGCAAGCGGCAGTCCGTTTTAAATACGCTGTTTGGTGATGATGCTGAAACCCTGCAGGCGCTGAACATCATGATCAGCAAGGGGAT